TTCTGTTTCTACTAAATCAAAACTCCAATCTTCTATTACAGTATTTGATAAAAACAAATCACTAAGAGTATATAACTCTTTCTCTGCTGTTTCATAGTCTGGTGCGTCAAACCAAAAATCAATACACTTACCAATTCTCAATAGATGAGGTTCAATAGAAGGAGCAACCCTTTTCGTATTATTCATTACAGCATTACCTGCAGCATCCGATACGGATCCTCTTAACTTTACAAATACAGTTGCTTTAAATCTCATTTTTTAGTGGTGTTACTACGAGTTCTGTTTATGATACTAATAAACTTATCACCTGCAAATGTGCCACCAAGACACACATCAATCTCATCACCATCTTTCCAATTAGTCTCACCATTCATCTTGGTATGGGTCATTGCCACTTGAATTTGATCAATTATCTTTTGTGTGATTCTCACGAATTTCCTCCAGATCATCTAGTAATTGATTAACTTTAATAAGACCATCAAGTTCCATAATCTTATCTGCAATATGTTTTGCAATGTATGGTTCTTCAGTTCTTGCTGCAAATGCCAATGCATTGCGAAGAGATTCAATAGCTTCCTTTACACTATCTTCTACTTGTTTAGATACTTTCATTATCCAAATGTAGAATCAGGTTCTAGTGCAATGAAATATGTTAAATCATGATTCTTACTACTAAAACGTGAAATTAATTTTTGAGATACAACTATCTCATATGTACCAGGTAAAATCTTGATATTCTCTACTTTGAAGTTGAAAGAGAATACGTCAGAAGTATCTCCAACAATGATAGAAAAATCATTTGATGTATCATTCTTCTTATCACGAACAACAATCTTAACAACTCCATTTTCACCAACTACAGCAAGATCAGGTAATTGATAAATTGCTGCTGCTTTAAGCAGTTTATCCAGTTGTCCAGTGCTCAACTCAAATGTTACATCTTCACTAGGAAGAGTCATTGGTCTTTCTGGTGGAAGAACTATACAATTAGGATCAGCAAAGAAATACTTTGACCTCATCCTACCTTCTTTAATTACCACATGATTATCATTAGCAAAATCTAAATCAGGAACATATGGTTTATGAAGTTCAAGTCCATTTAAAAATTGACTTAAATCGTAAATACCAAAATCTTTAGGCAACTCTTCATCTATAGTTGCTTCAGCAAGAATGTTCTTCATCACACTAATTGTGCGAAGTTTACTTCCCTTCTTGAAAAGAATTGATTGATTGATGTCCTTAAAATTCTTAAGGAGTGAAAGAGTTGATTCAGAAAGTTTCATAACCACGGGTCGGAGTTTCATTTAATTGTCCACTAAAATGATATAATAGAAGTGAATAGTGTAGTGCTTTTAGTATATCACGTTTTGCTTGTCCTTTTTTGTCGTATCGACTCAAGTACTTTATTGCATTAGATCTACAGAATGCCTCTGCATCTCCTACAGATTCGATAAGATCAAGTGTCTGGACGCTATTATTGTCAGAAGTATAGTGTCCACCATAAGTGGTAGAAATATAATTCTTAAGAGCTTCGATAGACTCATCTTCTTTGTATTTTCTAGTACAATCTTTTTCTATACCAGGTGTTGTAATATGATGTGCTATTGCATCATCATTATCAGAATATGTTGTAAATGGACCTGGCATCTCACTTACGAGATAATCAACTGAATCTGCATAACTATCACCACTATCACCACCAGCAATAGGGATAGTATCAGCAGTGTTGCCAGTTCCAATATTAATTTCTATGTTACCAGTCATAATAGGAAAGTTTTCATCAAGTGTACCGTTGAGAGTGTCATGTGCTAAACTCCATGCATTAACCATATTCAAATAAGAAATTGTTCACAAGATTCTCTGCCTTTTCTTTTCCAAACTTGGCAGCAAGATAACCTCCTACTGGATCAAGTTTAGTCATGTAAGCATCAAAATCTTTATATACACTGGTATCGGTTCCAGTGGGTTTCTCTAATTCTATCATATCTTTGTAAGTAGTCAAGTACTTAACAAACATATCTAAATGTTCATCAACCTCATCTGGTTTACAGTATCTTACAAAGATATTATCAGAGAAGTGATTACCCTTCTCAAAGAAACGATAGTCTTCTGTTGCTACTGGCAATCCTTCTACACGATATGGATATTTCTCTTTAGGATGTTGAAAATCAAAAACAACAATAACCTTCTTCTCACTGAATGCCATTAGATCCATACCAAAACAAGGAAGGTTACTTCCCGTCTTTGGATATGCTATGCAGTTAAAGATGTCAGCATTCTTACCATCCGTAATATCCACTTGCCTTGATTTAATAAAGTGTGGATGTGAATGAGTGATGGCATTGAGATAGGTTCCTTTACCTTCCCAACTTGCCCACAGACCTTCTATCTTCATAGGTAGAATTGATCTGTAGGCACTTATATAATTCTGCCAGATGGTCATACTTCCTCACTAGGATTTAATTCAAAGTCAGCATCTACTTTATCGTATAGTTCCAAGAAGGACTGTTTGGTTTCATCATCAAATCTGTTTACACAAACTTTGATTGCCTTTGCTTTATCTTTGAAAATAGAGAAGGCACGAACAATGTGAACCAATCTACGAGTACTGATGATCTCTTCAATACCACCATCATAGAATGTTTTACGGATGATGTCACCCCAATCTACGAGTCTTGCAAGGAAATCAGTATCAGTAACACCAAGATTAGCAGCAACCCCACCAAGTATTTTCTTCTCAATATTTGGTGATGGATAGTCCTGCTCAAATGTTACAGGGAATCTTTCGAGGAATGCTTCATTGAGCACGTTGGTTCCAATGAATCTTCCGTCGTCGGATCCTTTACCCTTTGTGTTTGCGGTGGCGATGACGTTAAATCCGTTTGCGGGTTTAACAACTCTTCCAATCTTTTTAAGGAAGACACCATTTCCCTCAAGGATGCTCTGAAGGCAGAGGATCTTGTTTGAGGCAAGGTCGATTTCATCGAGGAGCAAGATTGCACCTCGCTCAAGTGCTTCGATGACTGGGCCATTGTGCCATACGGTCTCACCATTAACAAGACGGAAACCGCCAATAAGATCATCTTCATCTGTTTCGATTGTAATATTAACTCTTACAAGTTCTCTCTTTAGTGTAGCACATGCTTGCTCCACAGAAAAGGTCTTGCCGTTACCTGATAAACCAGTAAGGAATATTGGGTAGAATTGCTTTGATTGAATTATCTTTTTAACATCAGCGAAAGGACCAAACTTAACAAAAGTATTATCTTGATCAGGAACTAAATTTTGCTCTGAAGATGGTTGAACAGCAGGAGCACTAAATGATTTTTCAATATTCTCAACTGCTCTTGTAGTAACCTCAAGATTCCACTTACCCTTACCAACATTATATTGTTTGATTTTCTTTGTGACAGTTGAGTAACCAATATCATTCATGGCACAAAATGCTCTCACATCAGGTGCTGTAAATTCAGTACCAAAAGTTTCTTTCAATCCGTCAAAAACTTGCTTTTCTGTCATCTTTAATTCAAAGGTCATAATGTAATTTGTTTTCAATATACCTATCATACATCAAAAAGGGGGTTAAAAAACCCCCAGTGGACACTTATATTATTGGTTGTATTTTTTGATACTCTCTTCCCATTCCTTCATACTACTCTGACACTGACCTTCATTTTCTTTAGGATCTAATTTATTATACCCATTCCTTTTTTTCCATTCATTATACATTGCTCCCATCATCCATGATTGAGAAAGACTCTTGGGTCCATCCATCAATAATTCTAGTTGCTTACCTGAATAGTAAGGTACGGATTCTTCTCTCCAATTGGAGTCATCATAATTTTTCTGCATTTTCAGAACCTCCTAATGTTTCAGATCCACCGACTGCAAATGGATTATATTTTGCTGTTGCGATACGATACATCTTTTCATGCATCGTTACAATCTCTTCAGCATCCTTTTCAAAATCAGGTGTTGATTCATGACGTGATGAATAGTTACCATTGTCAGTTGCAATAGGCATCCTATCTAAAGGATTGTCAAACCAATCATTAGGATCATTCTTCTTGTATTTTTCTGGTAGTGGTTCTAATTTAAAATCATCACCCCTATGAGATCCAACAAAAATGTTTTTGAAATTTCTCTTTAAGGAATTAAAAATGTTCATGTCTTTATCCATAAGTAAAAGTTTTTCCTTTGATTTGTGATTGACCTTCTGGGTTTTTACCACCCGCTTTGAATTTACCTACACCAATTCTTTTCTTTTTGCCCAATCCACCTTTTCTTGTTGCTGATAGTGTACCAGTTTTTTTCGT